AACAATGCAAATCCGATTTGTTCTTTGGCTTCAGCAACAACAATCTTTATTCGTTCCATACGACCAGCAAAAGTCTCAGCAGCAATGGCTGCTTGACCACCAAAACTTTGTGTTAATTGTTTAACAATCTCATCAAAAGATACTTGTTCTTCTTTTGTGACTTTAACTGTTTTACCTTGCTTTGCAATGCTGTCAGTATATTTATCGGAAGCACTTGCAGCAGCGAGTTGAGCCTTTTCCAAAGCATTCTGTGCTCTTTGAATATCTAAAGAATCGGATTTAGAATCATTCAAAACTTTATTTAATCGTTCTTGTGCTGATGCAACACGCAAAGTAGCAGATTCATTATTGAGTTCTTGTTTTGCTAAATCTGATTTTGATACTTTCAAAGTCTTGGTTGAAGTTGTTGTAGTTTTAAGTTCAACACCCAAATTTTTGAGAGCCTTAAAATTTCCATCATAGGCTTTACCTAAAATACCTGATACTTCTTCAAGTGATTTGCCACTACCAGCAGCAATATCTAATGCCAACGCTTGTAGTTTTTGTGCTTCGGCTAAATCATTAGTTGAAATTAAAAGTCTTTGCAGTGATGGTCTTAACTGATCATCAGCAATTCCAGTTGCTCTTTGTGTGACATCAATATAAGCCTCTGTTGCAGCAATCTGTTCATCAGTTGCTTGAACTGTTCCTCTTAAAGTTTGAGCCAAGGATGCTTGGGCTTTTTCATCTTCAATCGCTGCTTTGACTGCACTCACACCAATTGCAAATGCTGCTGTTCCAACTGCTGTTGCAAGTCCTAAAAATGCTTTGGCTGCGTTAGCAACAACTTTATCAACTTTGTTTGTAAATGATGTTGTGTCTGTTGATGCTTTATCTAAGCCAGTTGAGAATTGCGCTGTGTCTGCAAGTAGTTGCAGTTTCAGTGTTCTAATGTCTGCCATGTTAAATCCTTTCGCGCCATTCTCGCCTTATTCTATCAACTTCATCAACCCATCTTTTGGTTATATAAGGTTGCAATGCTTTGAGTGTTGGAAATATAAAGTAACCGGCATTGCCTCTGCCCTCGCGTGGTGATCTTGGTTGAAATTGTCTATAACCAACATAATCAGTTGATTTGCCTTTTCTCTTGCGTGGCCTGTCTTGATAAGCACCAAATTCAACACCAAGTGCAATTGCACCAACTGGTGTACCATTTGCAAGTTTTGGATTATCCCCACCAATGCTAATAACTGGGCCTCGTTTGAAACTGTTTGAAACTTTAATTGATCTTGCAAGTGCTTGGCCTTGTTTAGTTGTTTGCAATGCTGAACCAATGGCAGATGCAGCATCATTAGCAATATCTCTGGATGTTTTCTTCATATCTTCTTTTGCAATATCATCCATGTTTTTGAAAGTTTTTAATATGGCTTTAATATCTTTGTCAGCAATCTTAATTTCAAAAGGTCTAGTTGCCATGATATTTATTCACCACATCTGCAATTGTTGATACCTGCTCTGCCGAAAGCGTTTTGAACTCTGACAATGGCTGGCGCGAAACAATTGCCAGTTCTATCAAAGTGCGTTCTATGCTTCCGGCTGTGTAAAATTTGTTGTTGCAAAGTCCTTTGAATTGATGTGAACAACTTGTGATCGCCAATCTTCAAACTTGCCAACTGGCTTGTCACTGATTCGTTTTTGCATTTGGTATGCGAGCCAAAATTGTTGTTCAATGCTTGGTGGCAATTCTCGTTTGAATAACTCCAAAAAAGTTGTTTCAGTTTCTTTTTCGGCCTGCGCAATTTCCCATGGAATAGTCCATTCTTCATAAGACTTTCCATCTGCAAGTTTCCATTCTATTTGTATCTTAAACATTAGGTGACCCCTGTTCGATAGTTACGCTATTGATACTGATCGGATTGGCATTGTAACTGAAACAGTTAATGCATCCGGTGCAGCGCCACCAAAATCTGGGCGCTTTGGAATAACAGTCAAAGTCATAGTTTTGCTATTGATTTGAATTGTCATTGCTTGTGTTGTTGTAGGGTTCGTGTCTGCATCTGTCCAAAGCATGTCGCAGAATCCACCTGTAACTCCCCAGTCTTGCAGGATTTCAAGTGTTACTGAACCAACTTCTTTGTCAATTACATAATCTACTAATCCATTCAAAGTTTGAACAGTTCCGTTTGGATCATCTAATGTGACTGTTGCGCTGATGATTTGGTCATCATAGTTCACAGTTTTGTATGTCAGGGCAATACTTCTGCCGGTGATTACTGATGTTGGCATTTTTGTTTATCCTTTCTTATGGATTGTATATTGTAGTGATTGACACTTCAACCGAATAAACATCATTGCTATTCGCTTGGCGTATCCTTGGGCTGGAAACTGAAAGTATCTGCCAAGATTGTGGAATCAACGGCAGGACTGTGCCAACCATTGTTTCAAGTTGTACTAATGCACCAGGATTTGTGTTTGGTGCTGCAACTAATTCTAGTGTATATCTGACACGCCATGCTTTGTTGTTTCCAAGTACTACTGGTTCGAGCCATGGATCAGATGACAAAATCATGATGCTTGGAGTTGTAACAAATTCTGCACCAAAATCAACAACTGAATAAATGCTGTTTGATGTGATTGCTGTTTTAAGGTTTGCGCGTAGTGTTGCTAATGTCATCCTATTAACGCCTCAACATCAATGTATGCGCCTAGCATTCCAATAATTCTGTTTTGAATTGTACGGCCTAATATGTAAGGTTGTGGGACAAAATCAAGTCCTTGTTGAACTGATCCTGCTGATGTGCGTGCTTTGAATACATCCAATGAAACTGTTAGCACTGCTGATTCAACTGGTGCAACATCTGCGTATTGTGACAAATCGTTTGCTGCTGCAAGGCCATTTGGTATCACATTGTAATAGTCACTATGCACTGCAACTGCTGTTGTTGTCACTGTAAAAGTAAATTCATCAACAACTTCTAATACTGTTTTGCTGCCATTAACATGGGCTTGAATGCCTTCAATTGCAATTGTTTGGCCTTTGTAAAATTTGTGTGGTTTAGTTGTGTGTAAAGTTGTGATGGTTGATGTTTCGTGTTTGTGTTTGTCAATTGGTGCGTTCCATTTAACTAATAAATTGCCGACAACTGATTCGGCTGTGTCAATGATTTCTGTTAATACGGCATCAGAATATAAACTTGAACTCACATTGTTTAGTGCAGATCGTAATTCTGCTGGTGTAATGATTGATGCCATGTCTTACCTTTCGTGTGGTGTTACCTGGCAGGACAGGGGTCTAACCTGCCAGGCAACTCTTGTTCGCTAATTAGGCGACAGTGATGTTTCTGAATGCTGTTGGATATTTTGCACAAGTTGCAACATATCCGTAAATGCCGATTTCAACTTCGCCAGTTGAAACAACATTTGTGCGCAATTGGAATGCACTGGATTTGTACATTGTTGCTGCATCAGATGAGTAAATAACGCCTTTAACGCCAGTTCCGGTGTCAAAGTTTGGATCAACAACAAGTTGCAATCCTGCGATTGTTCCTGCTGTTGAGCCTTGGGTCATTAGACCTGCTGCGTTTTGTGGTGCTGCTGCTGCGAATAGTGGTCTTTGTGAACCATCTACTGCTGCAAGTAACTCTGCAAAGTTTCCTGTGTCTGCAAGGAATCTGTTTGGAGTTTTGCGAAGTACTGCATATGAATCTGCAATACCATCAGCAATTCCTGCGTATAGTGTTGCGCCACTTGATACAACTGCACCACTTAAACATTGGGTTGCTGCATAAACATCTGCTTTTTGAGCCCAGTTCGCAGCAAGTTGTCTTAAGAGAATATCAAGGTATGCAGGATCGCTTCTGTCAAGAAGTTCAACTGATACTTTGTTTGCGCCAGCAATTTTCACAACATCAATTTCTTTTGAAGTAATTGCAGTATCGGTTGAATCAAATTCAACTGCTTCTGCTGTTACTGCTGTTGTGGCTTGTGCACCTAGAATTGGTCGGTAGAATTTCATTCCACTTGCAGGCAATACACCTTGTTCAAGAGAATCAGCGAATGGCATTGAGTTGTCAATGATTCCGATTAAGTCTCTCAAGTAGGTTGGTGGTACAACGCCAATGTTTTCGGCTGTTGTTGCTGCATCAATTGTTGCAATTAAATCGCGTGCATCATTGTTGCCTTGCATTGCATTGAATTGTGCTTTTGCATATTCGCCAGCAGTGATGTTTGTGTTCACTCTTGGTTTTGCATAAGCAACTGGTGCTGATACTGCTTTTGAGGCTTCAACTGCAACTTCTGGCGCAGTTTCGACCACTGGAGTAACTTCTTCAGGATTTCCCATTGAAGTGACCTCACTTTCGGTTTGGTTTGTTTGTTCATCACTTGCGCTGATTGCAGTGACTTCTGTTTCGTCTGCTTTTTGAGCAGCGACATCTGTAATTTGTGCTT